GGTGACGTCTACGGCGACAAGAAGGACAAGCACGCCGTTCTGATTGCCCGCACCGAAGTGAATACAGCTCTGAACGCAGGGGCAACGGACACCTGGAAAGAAACGGGGATCGAGAAAAAGGAATGGATGGCATCATCGGACGCATGTGAGTTCTGCCGTGCCCTCGATGGCCAGCAACGCAAGATGGGCGAACCGTTCGCCAAGATGGGCAGCACCGTAACAGGCGTACAGGGCGGCACCATGAAAGTGAAGTACCGCGAAATCCAGCACCCCACGCTACACCCGAATTGCGTGTGTACGGTAGTGCCGGTAATCGAATGAGGTGAGCTATGGCGAATAGAATGCAGGAAGCCCTGGACCAAGAGGTTGAGCGGTTCTGCAAGGAACGGTTCATATCTCCAACCCTGCGCAGCGGGGCAATCATTAACAAGGGCGTGACGATCGATGCCGACAAGCGCACCGTTGATGGGATAATCAGCACTGAGGCAATCGATCGGGACGAAGAAATAGTATCGGCTCGTGGGCTCGATCTGGACAAGTACCGCACTAATCCAATCGTTCTGTTCATGCACGATGCTTATTCACCTATCGGCAAGTGCAGTGATGGGCCTACCCGCCGAAAGCGAAATGGCACTACTGAGCTGGTAGCCACGACGACGTTTGCTGATACCTCGCTGGCGAAAGAGGTGTTCGACTTGGTGAAGGGTGAATTCCTTCGCGGTATATCTATCGGCATGGCCCCGCTAAGCGTGGAATGTTCGGCGCCTACGCCTGACGAGATTCGCAAGCGTCCTGATTGGGCGAATGCCCGGCGCATAATCCGTAAAGCGGAGTTGATGGAATACTCGTTCGTAAGCATACCCGCTAACGCAGATGCACTCACGACCGCAGTATCGAAGGGGATGATAAAACTAATCGAGCCGGTCATGGAGCGGTTCGTTCGAGTAATTACTGACGCCAACCCGCGCAAAACGATCGTGCGGGCTGTGCCTCGTGTAGTTGTAAAGGTGGTGGAAGTGCCGCTGGCGCCACCTAAACCAGTTGATATTAAACGGAAGGTGCGCATTGCGCGTGCCCTCAAGGCTGGGAGATTGTAATGACGGCGCCGACCCGCTGGGCGGTTTATCGGTTCTGGCTCAGACGATAGCTGTAGTACGAGTCTCCGTTTTTTAGGAGGCGTTACTATGACGCTAATCAAACTGTTGAAGGCTTGGTCGCATGGCGACGAAGAGTTCGCAGTCGGCACTATCCTTGAAGTTGATGAGGACACTGCAAAGGCACTGGTAGCCGACAGCACCGCCGAGAAGGCAGGGGATGCGACGGTGGTGAAGACGGTGGAAGTAGAGAAGACTACTTCTACGTCCGGCGATGGCGCCGAAACCGTCACCATCACGAGCAAAGACCTGAACGAGCTGATCGCTAAGGCCGCCGAGGCCAAGGCGGTTACGACTGGCGGCGATGGCAAGAAGGGCAGCGGGCGTCCAAACATCGTCAAGACGCACGACAACATCTACGACGATCCGAATATGGGGTATCGGCCGTTCAGCGAATACGGCATGGGCGATTTCCTGCTGGATACGCGCAAGGCTCATACGCCGGGTGTGGCCTACAGCACGCTGCCTGATCGCATCAAGGCATCCGCATCCGAAGCGTATAGTAAGCGGGCTAAAGCGGTTGGCTCTGACGAGTACGCAACCCTCGAAGACGCTATCGGTGGCTTCTTGATCCCGCCTGTTTGGTCGGACGAGATTCTGAAGAAGGGCGTCGAGGACGACTGGATTCGTGGGTACGGCGCGCGGGCTATCCCGATTCCGTCTACCATGATGACCATCAACGCTATGACCGACGAAACCCGTGTGGGTGAGTTGTACGGCGGGATGTGGTGCTATCGTCTGAAAGAGCGCGGGCAGATGACCGCCACTAAGGGCGAATGGCAGAAGATCGAGCTGAAGCCCAAGGCGTTGACCGCAATGGCGTTCGCTACGGATGCCGAGTTGAACTACGCCCCTGTCTTGCAGGCTACCATCGGGTCGCAGTTCGGCGACGTGATGACCTACAAGCAGTTGGACGAAGGTATTAACGGCTCGGGCGCGGGCGAGAATCAGGGCGTGCTCAACTTCGGGGCAACCTACTCGCAGGCCAAGGAAACCGGGCAGGCTGCGGCTACCATCGAGACGGCAAACGTCTTGAAGATGCGCTCGCACATGCGCGACCAGGAATACCAGAAGGCCGTCTGGCTGACGTCGCTGTCCTGTATGGAACAGCTAAACAGCCTGACGATGATTGTTGGTGTTGGTGGTGCTCCGATCGGGCTGGTTAAGATCGGCGACGATGGCATATCGCGCCTGCTTGGCCGTCCACTGATTTACACTGAGTTCGCCAAGGCCATCGGTACGGTAGGCGACCTGATGTGTTGCTCGTGGCCGTCCTACCTCATCGGCGAGGGCACCTACAGCAATGTGGCTTCCTCGATTCACGTTCGTTTCGATTACAACGAGACGGCCTTCAGGTTCGTTCGCCACATTGACGCTCAGTGCTGGTGGAGGACGACGCTAACTCTGGCCAATAGCTGGGAAGTCGCGCCCTTCGTGACCCTGGCCACTCGTTCGTAAAGGAGGCTACTAATGCACTCAATCACTCAAAATGTCGCCATTGATATTGTCCTGGATACTACGGACATCGATGGGACCAACGTCACGACCAAGTACCTGGAGGTGGCGGACTTCGGCACGATAACCTTTTTCGTGGAACTCGGCACGACGTTGGAAGGTACGGCGGACGGCTGGGCCGCAACCGACATCCTGTCTTCGTTCTACCTGAAGCAGGCTACCACGGCTGCTGGTGCTGGCGCGAAGGCAATCTCAGGCGCCACTTGTAACCAGACGGCCGTAGCTGTGGCCGGGAACAAGTACGCCATCACGCTGAACACTGAGGCGCTGGACGTCGCTAACGACTTTAGCTTTGTCGCTGCGTATCTAGTGGAGTCAGTCGGTGCCAGCAATGGTTGGGCGACCGTCGTAGCCATGCGTTACAACTCGCGCTTTATGCACGAGGACTTGTCTGGCCTGACCGACCAGACCCACGTTTAACCTGAGAGGAGGTTATTATGGATACGAAGATGTTCGTACGAAAAGCCTCCGGTGGCTACTTCTGCGCACGGGATGCCTCAGAGTGCCCAGGGCGGATCTTCTGGGTTGGCTCTGCGGTGACAGCCGCGAACGACGGAGGCGACGGCGATAATCCCGAGAAGCCGTTTGCTACTCTGGACTACGCGATCGGGAAGACAACCGCGTCGGCCAGTGACACGATTTTCGTGTTGCCCGGTCACACGGAGACGCTTGAGGACAACGATGAGTTGGTAATGGACGTTATCTCTACGCGGGTGTTTGGCCTTGGTATTGGCACGCTCCGTCCTACCTTCACGTTGTCTACTGCGGTTGACGCCCAGGCGGTTGTCACTGGTGCGAATTGCTGGTTGGATAACCTGGTGTTTGTGAGCAACTTTGAAGACCAAGCGGCTGCGATCAACGCAAGCGCCGCGGCTGACGGGCTGCATGTTACGAATTGCGAGTTCCGTGACGGCGGCACAGACATTTTGGAGCTTGTAACCGCAATCAATATAGCCGCGGCATGTGACGATGTGGTGATTGACGGTTGCCGGTTCTTTACGACCGACGCCGGCTCAGGAACGTTGGCAGCGATCACCTTCGTGGGAGCCGCTACCCGCCCAATTGTCCGCAACTGTTTCTTCCGCGGCGATTGGAATACGGCCCCGATCCTCGGGACCGCTGCTGCTGGGTTCGATTTCCTGGTCGAGAACAACTACATCAACAACCTGGATGCTGCGGCTGGTCTGGCAGTATCGCTGAACGCTGGCACAACTGGAGCGGTTGTGCGCAACCTGGCACACGGCGGGCTGAATGCTACCGATCCGATTTCGGCTGCTGGCTGTCTCCAGGCTGAGAACTACGCGACCAACGCTGAGGCGTCTTCCGGTGTTCTTTCACCGAATGCTGACGACCTCTAGGTCGAGAAAGAGATTTGACCTATGTCTATGGTATTTCTTAAAGGTGGCAACAACGGAGAGGTCGTTGGTGTCGCCAGCAAGGCCCTGAAAGTAGAGCCGCGCCCCGAGTTTTTGCAGGCGGTGCGGGATGGGCTGGCGTTTTCGTGGTCTGCCCTCGATGTGGACATTGACGCGACTGACACCCTGTTAGGTGTGCTGAATATCAGCACCGCGTACGATTTGGTCATCGAGGAGATTTCGGCTTCTACCGACGCCTCTGGGCAGTTTGTGGTTCATGTGTCGTCGGGCGTAACAATTACCGGTACGGCTTGTGTTGGATTAAACTTAAACCTGGCCAGCACCAAAGCGGCAGCGACATATTGCACTGCGAAGTCGGACGAGACAGGCAACACCCAGGCGGCTGATTCCTATTCGGGCCGTATCTACACGGGCCGGTGCCTGGCGGACACGACTGAAACCGTCGCAGTAAACGGCGGCATCGTTCTTGGGTATGACTACATGATCGGTGTCGATTTGACTGACGAACCTACTGGTGGGAACTGTACCATCGTGGGATACATGAGGGCTAAGTAAGGGGGGCTACTATGAGTATGAGTTTTCCTGAAACGCTCATGATTTCAGATGGGTACGACACAGCCAATACCAGCAACGATCGTCTTTTGGTACGGGATATTTCCCCGTTCCAGGCCGCGGTAGAGCGCGGAGATGCGTATGCCTGGGCCGCTGTTACAGAGGACTGGGCGTCAGGTGACACCCTCATAGCTGTCGAGAACAACGACACCAAGAGGGATCTCCACATTGAGCGGGTCGTGGTGGGCACTAAAACCACGGGGCTCGCGGTGGTGCATGTTGGCACCGGTGTCGCTATTGCTGGCGATGCTGCCTACACGCTCAATCTGAACTTTGGTTCGTCAAAGACTTGCTCCGTGACGGCCATAACAGACGAAACCGGAAACGGGGCGGCGGCGGCTAGTTTTATTGGGCGCGTTAAAACGCTTGGCGTGTTGGCCAACTACAACTACACCTGGAACGTCAGGGGGGCTCTCATTCTCCCCGCTGACTGCTTCGTTGCGGTAGATGCGGTAGGCGACTGGGCCGGTGGAAGTGCAACGATCTGGGGTTGGTTCGAGGACGCCCAGTAGTAACAACAACCTCTCGGTGCGCCTCGCTCGCGTAAGGGGCGGGGCGCCCGGGAGACATTGAGGCAGCAATGGCTCTGAACAGTAACGCACTGACGACAGTGAACAACCTGTTAGCCTACATGGGCGAGTCGCTTGTGAACCCTGAGACGTTCAGCATTTACCATAATGCTGGCGCCAGTTCCACTGCGGCAACAGTGCAGATAGGTAGCGATACCCTTACGCTCATCGTTACCGGGGGAACAAACGCGGGAGCGGGAGCCCTTACGCTCAGTGACTATGCCACGACGACGCTGCTGGTTGCAGCGGTAAACGCTCTCGCAAAGGGCTGGGTGGCGGCAGCATTGCGCAGCGGCAGCGAAGACCCGAGCTACCTTGACGACCTGGCTCAGACGAGTGCATGGGGCGCGGCTGCGGTTAAGTATCCCACCGGCAGGGATGTCGTCAAGCAAGAGCTGGCCATCAACGCAGCGAGTGCGAAGATCGAGAGCTACACCGGGCGAATCTTTAACTCTACCACGTTCACGCACATGTATAGCGGTAAGAACCTAAAGGAATTACAGTTACGTTACTTTCCGCTAATTCAGGTGCACCGGGTGGCTATTGGGCGGCGGGAGGCGTTCAAGGTAAAGAACACGGCGACAGGGGCCATCCAAGCTAACTTTGCTATTGAGCCCACGCAGTTGACTCTAGATGTCATCGGAGGGACAAGTGCCCATAGCGACACGATTGCGTACACCGATGACACCACGACGCTGACTACGGTAGTGGCATCTATCAACGCCTTGTCCGCCTACGGGTGGGAAGCCGAGGTAGAGACGTCTGCTGACGGCGGGTGGTGTATTAGCGACTGCTTCGAGTATCAGCCGCGCGATGCGTACAACTCGTGGCTGACATCGTTCACACCCTACGAAACCGAGGACCGCTACGACACCAACCTTGAAACGGGAACACTGTTCAGGACTGGCTGGGGCAAGACGGGTGCTCCGGTCGCATTCGTCACGGGCGGATTAACAGGGAGATCGGCCCGCCCGCACGAACTACGCCCGATTACAGCCGACTCCGCAGGCCCGTTCTGGCCGGAGGGGATGTTCAACGTTTACGTGAAATTCACGGCTGGGTTCGCAACCATACCAACCGACTTGGAAAACATCTGTCTAGAGCTGGCCAAGAACATCATACTGAATGCGGCTAGGAACACGGCGCTTACGGGCGAGAGCATAGACGGCTATTCGTGGACATCGGGCTTTACGGGTGCCACTGGGCGATCCGGCGGTGAAGGCGCATTAACCTCGGCGATTCGCCTAGAG